CATGTTTACATGCGTGTTTGGGTATTTTTGAGATGAAACTTGACAGTTTCTGTGACTTTGCGTGAGCGGGTCGCTGGCATTGCGTGCGGAGTGTAGCAAAATTTTTGCAACTCACTTGCGAGCGAAAATAAAATTGCGACACTGCGTCAATGGGACGACGCGGCCCCGCTCCGACACCAACATCAATCATGACCCTTCGAGGATCGCGACTCGGGGCCCGTCGTGCCAAGACAGAAGTTGTGGGCACTGACGGCGCACCGCTGATGTTGCCGTGCATCACTGAGAACATCGAGAGCAAAAGAATCTTTGATCTCGTCGTGTCACAGATTACTAAGTTAGGCGTTATGAAAGAGCAAGACGGCATCAGCGTCAGCATGCTCGCGAATGAACTTGCTCTCGGGGAGCACGCCGCACACATGGCTGTAAAGTCAGGTGGCGATGTGATCGAGGGCAAAGGCGGGATACCGATGATGAATCCTTGGGCTCGTGCGCGTCGGGAGTCGCGCGACGCGGCATGGCGGATCATCACTCACTTCGGTTTGACTGCTTCGAGTCGTGTTGCACTTCAAGGTCAGAAAGCCAGCGGAGATAGCAAAGAAGACACGATCAAAAACCTGTTCAAGTTCGGATCCTAAGCGATACGACTTGCCCGGCTACGACGCAGTGGCGACAGCAGGCGACGGCGATCACTTCGTCCAGGCTAAAGCCGACGCGGCTTTCGCATTCTTTTCGCAAGCGTTGCAACACACTAAAGGCAAGTGGGCTGGTCAGCCATTCGAGTTGCAACCGTGGCAAAAGGCAATCGTCGGCAACTTGATCGGCTGGCAACGCGCCGACGGCACACGCCGCTATCGCTCGGCATACATCGAAGTGGCACGCAAACAGGGGAAAAGTCAACTCTGCGCAGGTTTGGCGCTGTGGTCGCTCCTTGCCAGCGGCGAGAACAGCCCTGAAGTTTATTGCTGTGCATCGAGTCGGGATCAAGCGGCGATAGTCGGCGACGCTTGTAAGGCGATGATCAGAGCGTGTCCTGCGTTGTCGAGCGTGCTCGAGATCTATCGCAACACGATCACATGCGCAAAGAACAACGGCAAGATCGAGATCTTGTCAGCCGATGCAGGAACAAAGCACGGCAAGAGTCCGTCGTGCATCATCTACGACGAGTTGCACACCGCTCCTAATCGGGATCTGTGGGATGCAATGCAGACTGGAGTTGGCGCACGACAAGAGCCGCTCTCGATTGCGATCACGACTGCGGGCCATGACAAGCATTCGCTGTGCTATCAGCAAAGAGAATTTGCGGAGAAGGTGCGCTCGGGCACTGTTGTGGATCGCTCGCACTTGCCAGTGCTGTTCGGCGCGGACAAAGATGCGGACTGGAAGTCGCCTGCGGTGTGGCGTGCGGCGAATCCGAATCTTGGCGTAAGCGTCGAAGAATCATTCTTGCAGAGCGAATGCGAGAAGGCGCAGGAGTTGCCCGGCCACGAGATCGCATTCCGACAGTTGTACTTGTGCCAATGGACAGAGACAAAGAAGCGATGGATTTCGCTCGAGTCGTGGGCCGCGTGCGCCGCGCCCGAGATTGACGAGCAATACTTTGCGGGCAAGGACATCATAATTGGATGCGACCTTTCCACCACAACTGACCTCACTTCCGTGGCCGTGATCACTGTCGACGAGGAAGAAAATGTAGCGTTTTTATCTTACGCATTCTGTCCTGAGAACGGCATCCGCAGACGAGCGCGGGTCGATCGAGTTCCCTACGACACTTGGGCATCGCAAGGATCATTGATCGCCACGCCGGGCGATGTCGTCGATTACGAATATGTGGCGCAGAAGATCCGTGACATCTCAAAGATTGCCCGCTCGGTGAAGGCAGTTGGCTACGACCCTTGGAATGCAACGCAGTTCGCAGTCGGGCTTGCGCAAGAAGGTCTACCGATGCTTGAAGTGCGTCAAGGTTTCCGCACAATGAGCGAGCCATGCAAAGCACTTGAAGCACTCGTCCTTGGCAAGAAGTTAAAGCACGCCGCGCATCCAGTCGCCGACTGGTGCATGGCCAACACGATGATCGACACCGATCCCGCAGGCAATATCAAACCATCGAAAAGCAGTTCGACGGAGCGCATCGATTGCATCGCCGCGCTCGTCACGGCGCTTGCGTGCATGGTGCACAAAGACGCAGACAACAAGACATCAATCTACGAAGAAGGAAACATGCAATGGGTCTAATCGATCTCATCACACGCGCTCTCGGCAAAGCACCGCCACGATCACTATTCGAGGACACAACGCCAATCGGGCAGCCGATTTCGGGCGGCATCCAGTCGTATGTGAGTTCGTGGGCTTGGACTGGCAAAACCATTTCGCCCGACAACGCAATGGAGTCGCCAACTGTCTACGCCTGCGTGCGATTGATCTCGCAGACTCTTGCTCGCATGCCGTGGCAAGTTCTGCGCAACAGCGCGGACGGCGCAAGCAATGATGTTACTAATCCCTTGTATTCCATACTGAACTACGAAGTAAACGAAGACATGAGTGCGTTTTGCTTCAGAGAGGCGCAGATTTCCGATTGCTTGCTGTACGGCAATTCGTTTGCTTTCATCAATCGCAATCCCGCAGGCACACCGATCGGACTTGAGCGACTGCGACCCGACCTCATGTACATGATGCGCGACGCTGCGAATCAACCCTATTACCAATACTGGACAGGCAAGGCAGACGAGAAGGCATCCGAGGAAATCAAGCAGCGCAAATTCAGACCGTACGACATATTGCATGTAGTCGGGCCAAGCGCAGACGGCTTGCTCGGAGAAGCGGCAATTCATCGCATGCGCGACCTGATCGGCATGGAGTTGGAGTTGCAGGAGTTCACATCTCGATTCTTTGCCAACAACTGTCGACCCGCTGGCGTGCTCTCGATGCCGGGCAGACTGAGCGCAGAAGGTGCGAACAGATTGCGCGAGGCATTTGCCCGCGTGCATTCGGGTGCGCAAGGCGCGGGCAAGGTTGCGATTCTTGAGGAAGGTCTCAAGTACGACGCGATCAGCACCAACGCCAAAGACAGCGACCTCGACAGCATGAAAAAGTTTTGTCGCCAACAGATCGCCGCCGCATTCAATGTCCCGAGCCACCGCGTCGGAGACAACGACGGCGTGAGTTACTCGTCAGCCGAACAAGCCAATGCAGTCTTTGTGCAAAGCACACTCGCGGGTTGGGCGGCTCGACTTGAGCAGGAAGTCAATCGCAAGTTGATCAAGCGTGGCGACGATGTGACGACCCGCATCTCGTTCGATGATCTGTTGCGCGGCGACATGAGCACACGCTTCAGCGCGTATGCGGTCGCTGTCACCAACGGCATCTTGACCCCCAACGAAATCAGAGCGCGTGAAGGATTGCCAGCCGTCGAAGGCGGCGAGTCGATCCGCTTGCCTCTGAACACAAGCACTCCGACTGCGGCTGCACCTGTTTCGCCGAATGTCCCCACTGAAACCGAAACACAGATTGAGCCGCCGCAGTCGGATGTTGTGCCAGCGTCGGTCGACATTGACCCGACTGAGTTGAAGTCAACCGTCAATCCACTTGACCGTGCAGTTGACTTATTCTTTCCCTCCGCTCTTGCGGCAATGACACGATGCTGTGAGGCAGAAGCAAAATACAGACGAGGTTGTCGCAGCGCGGCAAAGTTGCAAGCCTGGATACCAGATGTCTCACGCATAGCGTCAGAGATTGCACCGATCATGCGGGGTCTGCTTGTTCTGCAAGGTCACAGCGACCGCGCAAGCGACGGAATATCCATTGCAAATGCATTCGCAGAATCGATCAAGACTGAGGCACGCAATGCAGACTGGCACAACACAGGACACACCGATACGGCGGTGGCACTCGCCACTCGCCTGATTCAAGAACTCATTCAAACCAACAAGGAGCAACTATGAGCAACATCGAAACACGCAAGGCTGGCGCAGTAAAAGTAACCAAGCGAGAAGGCGAACTCGTCCCGGGCGAGCCGCTGGTGCTCGCAGGCGTTGCGGCGAATTGGAACCGCTACGACATGGGAACCACATACGAGCGTCTCGAGCCGACTTGCTTTGACGAGTCGATCGCAGCCGACGGCGAGAAGATTGTGCTGCTGTGGAACCACGACACCGCCAAGCCGATGGGTCGAGTCAGCGCAGGCAATCTAGATGTGTTTGCTGATGCGGACGGCCTCGGATTCGAGTGCTCGCTTCCCGAGACGGATACGAGTGAAGAAGCGCATGCCTTGGTCAGTTCTGGCATTGTGACGCAATGCTCGTTTGGGTTTATCTCGCTTTCCGAAAAGTACGAACCGCCTGCCAAAGGCGAGACCAAGGGGACGAGAGTGATTCAAAAGGCTCGCCTTTTGGAAATCTCCGTCGTCACCTTTCCCGCAAACGAAGAAGGCACATATGTCGAAGCCCGAGCCGAGCAACCAAAAGCCAAGAAGCGAAAGATCTACCTGCCTCCACAATTTTGATCTAGACCCCTTGCGAGCGAAAATCCGTTTGCGATAATGGGGTCATAACTGAATAGAGCCTCGACCGACGCTGCCTGACGGCGATCGATCACGAGAGCGGACTTCCGCGAACTCCCCGAGAGCACGCTGGCCCGATGCGTACTTAGACCTTCCGCATTTTGCTGCGTGTTTTCTTTTATACACGCAAGGAGTTTGAATGAACGATAATCAAAAATATGGAGTTGACAGTCCAGAGTATGCGAACGCATACCAAACCTATGTCCTGCGTGGCCACAAATATTTGAGCGATGCAGAGTTGCGCGTGCTAAACATCGGCACTGGCGGATCTCTGCTCTCTCCAACAGGTTGGGCAAAGTCACTCGAACATCAAATCAATGAGGACACAATTCTCAGTCGTGTTCAAAAAATTGAGAGTGCCACCAATTTTGTTGCACAGATTTATCAAAACGACATCACTGTCCAAACTGGAGTTGCTGAACAATCAATTGGAACACTGCAAAGCCCATCATTTAAGCGACCATATCAAGGCACATCGGGTACGACTCAATATTCATTCAGCCTGAACAAGATCACAGTTGGAGTGCGGGTATCAAATGAATTGCTGTCTGATACCAATGCTGCTGCCAGCATTGAAACATGGCTACAAAATGAAATCATTGGTGATCTTATTAGCAAGGTCAACAATCAGATTTTGATTGGTGGCGGAAGCACCGAATGCCAAGGCGCATGGGGAACTGCAAAAACTAATTCTCGCACTGCTTCAACTGGCGTTGCGACAACCAACACCATGAAAGATGTTCTCAGCGCGGCGTGGGGTTCAACAAACTCCGCTTTGGAGCCGATCACCTACGAGTCATGGAAAAACTGCCTTGCTGTCATCAACAGTCGCACACTTGCGTCATGGGATCCGTCAGCGTTTCCGCTTCTGTTTCCAACATTCGCGGGTTCAATGGCAAAGGGAACGACTGTCGAAGGTCTACCACTGGTCTACGCACGATTGGCTGCGACGACTCCTGCAAGTGGCGACACGATTGCAATGTTCTTTGACCCAACAAAATATCTACTCGTAACTAATCCTGGCTCTTTCCAAGTTGCTCGTTATAGCGAGGTTTACGCAGATACGAACGAGGCGCTCATTTTGGGAACAGTTCGGGCAGACGGATGCTTGCTCAACACTTCGGGCGTGCTCAATGTGACACGCTCTTAAAACTTTCTCACAGACATTCATCGCCGAGCGTGCGTGTCTGTTGCCCCAGCGTTGGGGTGATCGACTATCGCCCGGCATAACAAGAAGGATTTTCACTATGACAAACGACGGATATAAACAAATTTGTGACAAGATGGGCCAGGTTTACACAGAGATGTCTGCGCTCGTAAACGCAGCCAATGCTTCAGAGGATGGCATGTTGCCAGAAATGGAATCGAAATATTCCAATCTCAAGAAGCAATACGCAAACCTTGAAGCACAGCGCACACGCAATCAGGAACTGATGGGCATGGATAAGACCGTGACTCCAGCCGCTCCTGAGGCTCGTATGAGCGAGCGTACTTTTGAGAACACAGCAAAGAAGCAAATGGCAGCAATCGATCATCGCTCATCCGAGCAATATCGTGACGCTTTCAATTCATATTTGGCGCGTGGAGAGCATACAAATCCAATGGAACTTCGCGTGTTGAATGAAGGTACTGGCGGCAGTTATTTGATGCCAATCGAATACGACGCTGCCATGACGGCAAAGATCATGAATATGACTTGCCTGCGTCAGCTGGCCCGCAAATTGGATATTGGGTCATTTTCTCGTGAATATGTTTACGAAGGCACAACAGCAACTGCCTACTGGCCAGGCGAAGCAGCTGCTCCGACTGAAGCAGTGCCAGACTTCCAAAAAGTTACTTTGACACCAAAGCGATTGAGTGCGATTGTTCGCATCTCAAATGAACTTGTTGAGGATACGACTGCTCGCGGAAACATGAGCATCGCATCAATCATGCAAGAACAATTCGCTCGCGTGTTTGCTCAGACTGAGGAGTTGGCTTTCTTGCCAAGCAGCAATGTTGGCGGAAATGCTCCGACATCTTTGTTCACTACTACAAGTCTTCCAACCAGCGCAGCGGGTACTTCAACCATCACAGCGCAACAAATTATTGATTGGGTCTATTCATTGCCTCGTCAATATCGCGTGCATCCATCCTGTGCAATGATCGTGGCTGATTCAACTCTCGCAGCATTGCGTGCGTTGACTACTCCAGTTACGACTACCACAAGTGGTGCGGCTGCTCCTGCGTACTTCTGGCAGAACGGATATCAGAACGGCGGAAGCGGTTCTGCTCCAGAGCCAGATCGAATCATGGGCATTCCTGTGTACACATCCGCTGCGGTTGCTGCTCTTGCCACTGGCAAGTTTGTTGGTCTGCTCGGTGCGTTCGATTACTGCTTGTTTGCAAGCGCGCAAAATTACGAAGTGAAGGTACTTCGTGAACTTTACGCGGCCACGAACGAGATTGGAATTGTGGCAAACAGCCGTATCGATTCCAAACTGCTTTTGCCAACATTGGCTTTCACTGCACTCAAGTGCGCATAATCACTGAACTGAATTGAAATCACCCTCGGCTCGCAGAAATGCGAGTCGAGGATTTATGGCAAAGGTGCGAATGATTCATACTGCGGCCGACGGCAAGAATATATTTCTTGCTGGCGATGTCCACGATGTCCCTGATGCCATTGCTACTGATTGGGTTGTTGGCGGTGTTGCTGAGTGGGCGCAGGATGAAGTGCGCTGCTGCACCAAAGCAGTTCCATGCAAAGCAGTGAAGAAGGGAGCGACTCCGCGATGAAAGGAAATTCATTTGTTCCATTCATGAAACGCAAAGGCGATGGCTCTACGCTGAATTTGGATTTTACAGGTGGCTCTTTGGATTCCCGCGTGGTGCTGACACGATCAGCGGCTACAGCAACCTACATCAATTCATCGGGCTATGTTGCAACTGCGGCGGCAAACGAAGCGCGCTTTGATTATGACCCAACAACGCTCGCGGCTAAGGGGTTGTTGATTGAGGGAAGCGCAATCAATCTTTTGAAGTATTCTGTTTACGCCGATATAAATTGGTTGGTAGCGGGCGGTTATACAAAATCATATACCACAGGGATTACTAGCCCCGCAAATGATTCAACCGCTGCAAAAATAACATTTAGCGCAGTCGGCTATGGTTTATATACAAACGGTACAGGAATGGGATATACCAATTCGGTTGGATCTGTTTATACATGGAGCGCATGGATTCGAGCAACAGCAAACACCACAAATTCTAATATCAGATTTGGAGATAGCGCGGTTGGACTAGGTTCAAACATTGCAATCTCAACTACTTGGACACGATATAGTTATTCATATACAGCAGTAAGTAATAGCGGCCCATATCTAGCGAGCGCATCAGGCACAGCCACAGGCGAGTTTGAAATGTGGGGCTTTCAACTTGAGATTGGCACAAGCGCAAGTTCATACATTCCCGCAACCTTAGCGCAAGTAACCCGCAACCCCGATCTCGCATTAATGACCAGCACCAACTTCTCAAGTTGGTTTACAGGTGGAACTACAGGCACATTCTTTGTCGATTTCCACGGCGGTGTTCGCGGGATCACATCGACTGTCCGCAGCGTGATTTCAACTAGCGATCAAACAACCAAGCATTTGCACTTGCAACAGGTCAGCGCGGCGGGTGCTTTAAAGGTTGCGGATTTTGGGGCGGCTCACAGCGTTTCAACTGCCAACACAATTACAAGCGGCGCGCGAACCAAAGGCGCATTTAATTTTGACGGTGCAACAACCACCGTGAATCTTTGCTTGAACGGCGGAACTGTTGCAACATCGTCAGCGATTGCGTTTAGCGTCGCGCCGACCTGGCTTGTGCTTGGTGGAACTAGCACCGATGGCTCAACGCTCACGGATTTGACGACAGTTCTCAACGGCAGTATTCGCCAAATCAAATACTACCCAACCGCGCTCACAAGCGCGCAACTGATTGCGATGTCCACATGATCGACTATTTCCTACGCACATCGACCAAGTCAAATATGGAATCGTGCTTGCTTGCGGCGGGTGTCGCAACCCGCAACGCCAGCGGCGACATCATTGGTCAGTGGGACGGCGGCCGCGTGGATATTGATTTCATCGGCAAGATTTACGGAATAGTTAATAAGGAAAGCGTAGTGATTGACGAGCGCTACCACGCCAACCTACGCGTAAGCGGCGGCAATTTAGCGCAAGACCAACTAGATGAACTCCCGATCCTCGACCCCGCACCGACAACACCGATGAGGGTATTCGCATGAGAGTCAACACCACGATCACGACCGCTCCAAGTTTCGAGCCGATCTCAACTGCGCAAGCCAAAGCGCATCTGCGCATATTCCACTCGCTCGACGACACCTACATCGCCGCAAGCAGCGGCGGGTCAACATCAATCATCACGACAGCCCGCATGATGATCGAGAACTATTGCGGCATCGCAATTCCAAATACGACATTCACCTCGGTCTATGACTCATTCCCACAAAACACGCTAGTGCAAGGCTCAAGCGGCGAGGTCTACAACGGCTCGTCTTACGAGATTGCCTTGCCGCGCTCGCCGCTAGTCAGCGTGACGAGCGTGCAGTATGTCGACACATCGGGCAACACGCAGACCTTGTCAGCGTCCACCGACTACACCACCAAGTCATACAACGGCATTGGACGCATTCAATTACTAGACGGCAAATCGTGGCCGTCGCTCGTCGGCGGCGGCGCAGGCGTAGTTACGGTTGTCTATGTGGCGGGACACGGCTCCACTGCAACTGCGATCCCGATCGCACTCAAGCACGCCATCTTGATGCAGTGCTCGACGCTCTACGACTACCGAGCCACGCTGTCGCCAGGTCAACAGTACGAAGTGCCGGGCACGATCAAGGCGCTCATCGCCCAATACAAGTCGGGTGAGTACCAATGAACAGCGGCATGATGCGGACTCCGCTTGTGATCAAGACCCGCACGCAGGCGCTCGGATCTTTTGGCACGCCGACCTACACCTACACGACTGGCGACACAATCTTCGGCGAGATCAAAGACTCGAGCGCGGTGGAAAAGACCAATCACATGGCGCTTCAACAGATCGTCACGCATCAGATCACAACCAACTTCTACCCGGGCATCAACAACTACGACCGCTTCACCGCAAGCCTGAGTCGCTCGACATTGGGCACGACGATCAGCACCACATTCGAGATCGTGTCCATCGTCGACTACAAGTCGGCGGGTCACACGCTCATCATGCAGTGCCGAGAGGTGGATTCTTAATGGCGAGCAGTGGCAAGATCATCAAAGGCTTGGATCAGTTCCTTGATCAGATGAAGACTTTGCATAGCGACGATATCTACAAGATCTTGCGCAAGGCTGAGGTCAAGGCGTTGACCGCGCCGCGAGGCAAACTTGCAAGCATGTACGGCACATATGTGGGCAAGAACGACGAGAATCAGACTGACGCGCAGAAGTCGTGGCGCTGGCGTGCAAAGAAGCATCAGCCTATGCATCCGATCAGGGAGAGCCGACTTCGGATTGCGCACAATATTTACAGCCACAAGATCATCACAAAAGAAATTGGCAAGAACAAAGCGACTGTGTGGGCACGAATTTGGGGCAAGACGCAAAACTCCTGGCTCATCGAGCACGGCCGCTATAAAGATCCATCACGCGCCTATCAAGGCTGGCAAGTATTCAGCAAGTTCTTCAAAATGTACGGCGCAACGATCAACGCCAAATTCACCGAGGACATCGGATACGGACTTGAGAAGGTCTTTGCTCGCATAGCAAAAGAAATGAACAAGGCGGCGCGATGAAATTCGTAGAAGCCATCCATCTCGCATTGCAACAATCCACAACCGTGATCACGGCTGTCGGAAGTTCGGCAAAGATATTCCAATCATTCGCCGCGCCGACAACATCAGTACCGTTCATCGTGGTCGGATCGCAAAGCGACGACGCGCTCAACCCGACGATCAAGGGCACAGGCGACACCGTGCGGCTTGCGACTTTGACAGTTGACTGCGTCAGTTCAAGTCTGTCGCAAGCGACCAACATTGCAGACCATGTGCGGGTCGATCTGTACAACTCAGCGGGATCGCTTGCGACCGCGAGCAACAGCCCAATGGTCATCCAAAACATTCGTATTGACGGCTCAAACATGGCCTACGACATGGGTAGCGAAGGCACTGAATACGGCGTGTTTGTATGCAGTGTCACGGTGAAAATTTGGTATGTCGCGTCGACACCAGCACCGATCACTCTTGTAACTAATCCCTCACCTCCAGCACCTTAAAGGAAAAAACAAATGGCAGTAATTGTAGCAAATTCAGGAACAACATCACTCACATACAGCGGATCTTTGATTGGGGAAGTCACTTCGTTGTCTTACGACGGCTTCAGCGTTTCAGCGGTTGAATCGACAATTATTAGTTCAACGACCAAGGCATTTCTGCCCGGCATTATTACGCCAGGCACAATTTCCTGCGATGTGAATAGCAACGGCGCAGACGCGGGTCAAGACGCAGTTAAGGCGGCGGTCACAGCCCGCACATCCAACGCATTCTCAATCGCTCTCAGCGATGGCTCATCCGTATCGGGTACTGCAATCGTGACTGGCTACTCAATCAAGGCATCGACCGATGCAATCATCACAGCATCCATCAGTCTGCAATGCACAGGCGCAATCACCATCACCTAATTAGGAGCACCCATGTCAATTCGAGAACAACTACTTGCGCTCAAGATCCCGACCGCGACTGTAAAGGTCGCAGGCATTGACGGTCTCGTCTCACTTCGCGGCCTCACTGCTGGCGAGCGTGATCAATGGGAGCAGTATGTCTACTCGGAGAGAGATGTGAAGAAGGGTGTGAAGAACATCCGCGCCAGCCTCGTCGTGCGCTGTATCACGGACGAGGCTGGCGTGCGATTGTTCACCGATGCCGAGATGGATCAGGTCGGATCAATGCCTGCGAGCGTCATCGACAAGTTGTATGAGCACTGTCAGCGTCTCTCGGGCCTTGGGGCTAAGGACGCAGAGGAACTCGAAAAAAACTGACGCGCCGCAACGGAATACGCATGTTTATGTTCACGCTTGCGGCTGAATTGAAAATGACGGTGGCTGAATTAGGAGATCGAATGTCCTCTAGAGAACTCCAAGAATGGATCGAATATCAGGGCATCGTGGGATGCCTTGATTCACGCCAGCGCGGCGATCTCGCCGCTGGCATCGTCGCGTCGACTGTCGCCAACGCGCACAGGTCAAGTCGATCCCGATCGTTCACGCCGCAGGATTTCATGGCGTATGTCGAGAAACCAAAGACAGACCCGCTTGTTTCCATTAAAAAACTAAAGCAACAAATGGGAGTTAAGTAATGGCAGTAACAGGCAAGATGACAGTCGATCTTTATGCAAATCCCGACCCATTCGTGCAAGGCATGAAAGCCGCCGAGAATGCCGCCAAGAAAAGCGGTAGCGGTATTGCTGGCAGTATTGAAAAGATAAATCAGAAGCAGTTAAAGAACGCCATGACTTCTGGCTTAAAAGCCGTCGGAGTCCTTGGAGCAATCGAAACAGGACAGCAGATCATGCTTGCCACTATTAAAGGCATGAAAGATGGAAGCGTCAAAGGCCTTGGAGATTTTGGAATGGTTGCTGCTAAAGCGGTCACATCCGTCATTGAAGGACTGCCAGTGCTTGGAACTTTTATGCAAATCGGAACAGAGATTGGAACATGGGTGGCTGGAATTGATCAATTAGACGAAGCAGCAAAACGAGCAAGTAAAAATTTTGACGGTTTAAAATCCACTTTAGATTCTATTAAAAAAGGCAATGAAATTGGAGATGTTGCAATTCAATCAGCAGCGGACAAAAACACACAGTTTTCAATGTCCGAAGATGAGATTTCAAACAATAAAGTTCTCGCTCAAATGCAAGCGGAGTATTTAAAAGGAAATCAGACATATATCAAAACATTGGAAGACCAACAAAAACTTAAAGGTCTAGATATAAGAGATACTCAATTTAGACAAAATCTAACCGCTCAGATCAACAAGATGGAAGATCAGCAAAGAAAGACAATGCAAGAAACTCTTGAAACTTTGCAAACATCTCAAGAAGAATATAATTCTAAACTAGCGGATCAAAATGATCTTTTGGAATGGTTTGATGAATTATCCAAAGAAATTCAAAACGACGAAAAAAAGAAAAATGATCTTCTTAAGGAAAGAACTAAATTCCAAGAAGACTGCAACAAGGAAGCACTTGACGGACAGAACGATCTAGCCAAGGCGCGGCAAGCCTACGCCGAGACAGAGGCAGAACTCAATGCGCAGGCCGCTGGCACATCAAATGTTGAAGGTCTAAGCACTGCCATCGGATCAATCAAAGTCGCCGGGTCGACCGACTTCTCCATCGAGAAGCAAATGGACATTGCCAAGCAACAACTCAACGCAACTGAATTGAACACCGACATCTTGCAAGAGATCGCAGACTCTCTCAATGCGATGGGAGGAACTACTTAATGACTCTTCAATGGATCAAGCAATCACGCTCGGCAACATTTGACCGAGGCAAGTGGAACGGTACGCAAAACTATCTTGTGCGTGATGATGCGGATGCATCCATCAATGTTTACACAATCGCATCAGGCGCAAGCGCATACGAAGTATTTGGCGCGGGTGATGATGCGACGATGGCAACATACATGCGTTTCGTATCGGCGACATACACGCCAGTCGCTGACGGCATGGATAAGATTTGGTCTGCCGTATTCACTTATGAATCGACAATGGGCGACGGCGTAAATATTGTGACGGCAGATGTGAAGACCGAGACTGAGGTCGGGTTCACATCTATCGAGACCAACATCCGCGAGGAGACGATCGACATTTGGCGCACAGGAACGACAGTGCCGTCGGGCGGAACGCAAAACGATAGCGATATCGGTGGAACAAAATCAGATTCTGCTGGCGAACCAATCTCATTTCTTTTGCCAATCGCAAGTATATCGATCAGAAATGTGATCTATGGTCGACCTCAATATGCAACGATTATGGCGGTAGCAGGTAAAAGGAATAACGCCTCTTTTATATTTGGAGCGACTGGAAACACATTCACTTGCGCAACAGGGACATTGGTATTCACAGGCGCAAGCACAAGTCGAACAGGCCCGAATGTGTATGAGATCAACTACCAATTCAACTACGACCCGACGCTGTATCACATGCGACAGATTGCAATGCGGGATCTGAAGGGCGTGAAGACAAGCCGACCAACACCTGGCTCGCCAGTCAGCGCATCAAATGTCGAAACTGCTTCTGTAGTTTTTTGGCGACAGCCGTTTCCAGATACAGCCGCATTCTCCACGCTTGGAATCGTGAGTACCTAATGGATATCAAGCCGAACATCAAGAGCGGGTTCGGGCCAATCACTACACGCGGTTGGAATAAGATCTCAGCCAAGGCGAACGAGCGCACGCGCACGGATTCAACCAATTCTTTTATAGATCGACACCCATTCTTTATTGCAAAAATTACAGCGTCGACAGCAATCATCGCAAATCGCAGATGGAAATATGAGTGGGCTGAAGGAACGCTTGACGCATCTGATTTGTTTGCTGTTGTAAGCGGATCGTCATACACATTCACAAATACAGGCGACTATGCATACAACACATGCGAGGCGTTGCAACAAAGCGGAGCAAAGGACGGCCCTGGCATTACGCATGCAAACATCCCCGCTGGCTACACGCTTCAACCGATTGCAGTCGGGACTTATGTCCACATGTTCGTGGATCGATCATCCAATTCAAATATAATTTTCACATTCTCAATGGCTAACGCCATCGACGGAACCTGCGCATAATGGCTCCGGCAAAGAAGCCATCTTTGACACCGCTTCAAACGACAGTGCTCGTCGGGCAACTGATCAGCATCTTGATTGCGCTCGGGCTGTACGCCGTCGACCTAGGTCGCCGAGACGCTGTGCTCACACGCATCGCAAGCGACACGCAGGAACTGCGCATCGTCGCGCTTGAATTGCAAAAGGCTGTGATACGCGGCCAAGCCATCGACGAGAAACACACGGAAACAATCGCCGCGTTGGCGTTGAAGATTGATCGGATGAACCCTAAATAATGGAGGACACATGGAATTTCTTCGTAACGCTCTCGGTACTGGCTTCTTTGGCTGCTTGCTACTTTTGGTTGGTTGGGTTGCGGGCTCGTTCTTCGGATTCAACGAGGCAAAAGCCAAATGGTTCGACAAGCGATAGTTCTCGCCGTGCTCACAGCGGGCTGCTCTGCGACGAAAGAGATCGCCAGCAGCGCAAGCGTCGCCGCAAGCGCAGCACACTCAATCTCTGAGCGTGCGTCGTTCATTGCGGCAAAC